TCTCATGCCTAACCATCACCTACGCCTCCAATTCGCGCGTCAGCTGATTGTTAAAACAAATAGCCTCCGCCTCACGATTAGCAGACTCAGACGGACGAACCATCACATTAGGCTCACCACGCCTAACCCCCATGCCCGGGGGAACATCCCCACCCGTACGCGCCGCCGCTACAGTATCAGCCTTCAACTTTTCCACATACCAGTTAGCGACCGTATGCTCCAACAGCTCCGGGGCGTGCTCTTTCACCACCTCCATCGCCTTCACGGACATACCGGGGGCGAACACATCCACCAAAGCCTCAGCCGGTGCCAAAGCCTTCACCGTTCCCATATCAGCGACAAACGCGGTAGGCTTAGGGTCCGTCAAGCTCACCGTGCCTAGTTTCTCCCCCTCAGATGTGGCGGCCACTAGACGCTCCCCGGGGACCATTTCCTCCAGAAGTGCATGTCGGCACGCGTCATATTCAGCCCGCAAACGCTTTAAAATAGCGGCCTGTAAAACCACCTGATCTTTTAGTTTCATGCCACTAACTCCTCTCGCAAAATGTCAAAGACACTCATAATTGCATTGCCCTCGACCGTAAGCTGTTTAGATGCTGTAAGCAGCCCCCGAGCCTGGAGACGCTCAAACTCATTAGGTTTAAGTTTTTCCCCACGGCAAAAAGCCTCCATTAGCTTCACCGCTAAAAAGCCGTAATCGTGAATAAACTCCATACGGCGGCGCCTCGCTTTAACCCGCGTTAGCGACTGGAACTTAGCTGCATGTCTGAAACACATAGCCAACCCCCACGGGCCACTGCCGACGTTATTGCAACAAGAGTGAACGCACGGCCTATATTTTTGCTCACGCGCGTCGGTAGAAAGCCCGCCCGATAGCTTCAACGCCTCAACAGCGTTAACGGGAACCCACGGCCCCTTAGTCCCCTTAATCTGGCCGCGAATCTCCAGACCTAAAAAGTCTGCCTTTTCCATCAACAGGCCGGGTGTAGTCTCTAACTTTTCAGCCGCTAAAGATAGGTACATCCACTTTCTTTTTTGTTTGTCCTCCATCACACCCGAAAACGTCGCCGTCCGTCGTTTTTTCGGCTTTGGCCTTTCCGCCTCCATCTGCTTCACCAGGGCCGCTATTTCCTTTTTCGTCGATCCAGTCGCCACCGTCCCGCGTCCTCTCCAAAACTAGTAGTCGTTTCCGCCTCAAAGACGCCACAGCGCGTAGCAGCTCCCGCCGTTCCACGGCATCCAGCCACACGGACCCCGCCGCACGCTCCAATACCTGGGCGCTACGAATCAGCGCCCACACCATCGCCCCCGGGGTATCCGGGTTAAAATCCGCCGTATGCTTCACACTCATAGGGCTTTAATCCTTTCGACCTCTTCTGGATCCACACGCCACCGCTGGCTGCCCGCTAAACGCGTCCCCTGTAGACGACCCGCGTTTAGCCAGTTACGCACCGTAGGAACGCTTACCCCTAGCGCGTGTGCGACTTCACGTGTAGACAACATCCCGTCCGAATATCCCGCCTCATGAAACAGTTGACGTGCGTAATTCCGCGTAACACCCAATTGGGCCGCGATAGCGCCCACACGGGGGTCGTTTCTATCCGGTAACATCCCCGCCGCCCTTCAACTCCTTAGCCAGGTTAATGAGTTGTTCCGCCACTGTCCCCACATCCGTAGTGGTGGCCTGTTGCCCTTCAAGTCGTAGGCGTTCTTCTTCTGCCTGTAGCGCCATCTGTAGTATCTCTAGCCGGGTGAGTTCACGCGGGGCCGGGGTGAAATCGAGAGTGCCTTCCACCGGGGCGGGCGTTTTATCTGCCAGAAATTTGTCTATGGTGATCCCGTGCCAATCGCGGAAAAGCTGAACAATATGCCTATTCTCTTCCTTTACCTGGCCCACCTTGATACCGTCTAACCACCGGCTGAACTCTTCACGTGTCGCCCATATAGGACGCCCGCCGGGGAACACATCAAACGATAGGTTTAGTTTTGGAGCCTGCTGCCTCCAACGCAGCCCCATGTTTACGCAAGCGAGATAAGCGTCTACCCATAGGCCCCCCTTGCTATCCTCTGCGATTAACAACTTATAGGGTGAATTAGGTAAACTAATTTCTCGCAACTTCATGTTGTAAACCTCTCCGAAGGCCCGCGTCCAGCGCGGGTCTTCTTTTTTGTTGATTTTTGATTGTTGACCCCATGCGAAACTATTAGGGCCAAACGCCACAGTGACGCTACTTTTACCCACAGGTGCCCCTTCCATAAGTTGACACAATGGGTTAAAATGGTGGTGCCCAAACCCCTACACCGAAAGGTGAAAACATGGAAATCAGCATCTACGTCAACGACGGCACCATGAACGGCACTTATTACGTTCGTAACGAACAGGAACAGCGCCGCGTAAAATCCGATCTAGAAGCGGGCCGTCACCCAGGCATTACCCAATGTGCCGTCAATTACGGCGCCGCCTACGTTAACCTCAGTGAAAACGTTAGCTATTCCGTAGCAATCACTGACACGGGCGAAAATGACGGCCACGCAATAGGCGTCACGGACGAAAACGCCGCCCCCTACGTTAAGTTCTAGCTACATCAGTCGAGGCAGTGACAGCACAGCCGTTAGCGCCCTAGCCTCTTCATCAGATAGCTTCACCCCAGCCGGGGCGAACATAGGGGTAGCGAGCCCATCCAGTTTGTCACTCCGATACACCAACACGCCGCCAATACTGGCCAGCACAAAATTACGCCCCGGCTGCTTATACTTAGCCTTTCCAAGCGTCTTTCTCCAGTAGTAAACCGCCTCCGATAATGGGAGCTGCTTCAACTCTGCATCCATAGCAATACCTCTCAAAAAGTAGACAGAAGGCGGGGCGGCGTAACCAATTCACAACACCGCCCCGCCGCAAAACACGCGCCTAGGGAAAGGGGCAAAGCCCCGCCCCCGCGTGCAACTAGGGACCACACCACAAATGGTCCCAGCACCCCTCGACGGAATCGAACCGACAACCACACAGGCCAAACCCATAACTATGCACAAACGCCAGGGAGGAAAAACAGGGTCAAGCCCTCATGTGTGGTCACACCTAGCAAGGGGCAAAAACCCCGGCCAAACAGCCAGGGCAAAAACATTTATATCCGCGCGGGTGGTTACCTACAGGCCGTGGCCTATGTTCCAGCGCCCCGCCGTTCACCCCGGGTCATCGCAATCTACACACCATGCTCGCCGGGACTAGTAGGCGGGTAAATATCTTCCCCGCGCTATGCACTCATCGAGTTATTCAAACAACCTGGCCACACCAGGCGGGCTAGCGAATATGCCCAAACCCCAGCCCACCTAGTGGAGCCTCGTACCCTGCCAGGGAATCGAACCCCGGCACGTTCCAAACAGGGCCACTATCCAACTATCTAAAGGCGTTAGCCTTTGTTCCCAGGCTTACAACCCACCAGCGATCAGGTCAGCCACGGCGACGAAAAAAATAATGAACAGCCACAGGCCGGCTAGCATGACCACGCTCATAGCCAGCTGTTCCCACAAGGGCGGGGTATTTGTATTGCGCATGTCGTGAACCTCTCCAGTGTTCTAAAATCCGCTCAACGTTCAGTTTTTAGAACGTTGATATTCAGATTATGCGTCGACCGATTGTTTAGTGCAAAACTCTGTAATTACTCACCCCCTTTACGGGGGTATATAGAATGCTCGAGCAGGGGTTTTCCCTGTTCAGCTTTTCGACCATGAGCTAGACTGGCACCATGCCCAAATCCCATAAGCTTGACGCGCAACAGCTCGCTAAATGGCTAGATGAACTGATTGCCCCCGACTCCAGGCGAAACGCCGCAAAAGCCCTAGGAATATCCCCGAGCACCTTTACCCGGCAAATTCATAACGTTCAAGAATTAGCCCCCGATCTAGTTATTAGACTATGCCGAATTTATGGCAGGTCTCCAGCTCAAGGCCTCTATGAAACAGGTCACTTATCAGTAGATGAACTCCACGCGCCGAACCCCGCAGGCGCGCTTCCGAAAATCGACACACTCTCACTACTAAAGGAACTAGAGGCGCGGGTGGAAGGAGACGCGATCACATCCCCCACGCCCACAGGCTCTAACTCATTCCTGAAACTATTAACCGACCCCGCATCGGACTTATACAACCCAAATATAGATCCAAACGACCCATTCCGAGATATGTTTGGTGATACGTTCGATAATTCAACCTCGCAGGAACCCCAGGTCAGAGGGGACAATGTCGAACACCTGAACGACCGACGGCGCCACACTGTCCACAGCGACCCCTATAGTGTCGAGTACGACGAAACACGCCACGTCGCCCTAAACGGTGACGAACTAGAGCCAAACGAACTACAGGAACCCTAATGCAATTAGATAGGTTAGCCATACTAGCCGACAACATGGGTCTAACCATCACCTACCACCAGGACGGGCCAAAGGGCTTTTATGATGACCGAACCCGCCACATCAGCATCCGCGCGGACGTTACAAAAAACTACCGCGAGCACGTCTGGACCCTAGCCCACGAACTAGGGCACGCCGCCAATCACCACAGACCAACCACAGACCCCACACTCAACGCACGACAAGAGCTACAGGCAAATAGGTATGCCGCCGCCTTACTTATCAAGTCCGCCGACTACGCGCTAGCCGAAACGCTCACGGGCGGCCACCCCGGGGCCATAGCCAACGAGTTAGACCTCCCACGCCACGCCATAGAGTTTTACCAGCAGCACAGCCCCCACGCCCAGAAAGTACACCACGCATGGCTAGCGTAGATAAATACACGATCAAAGCCGGGACCAGGTGGCGCGTCCGATACACCACCCCTGACGGCAAACGCCACGCCAAACGCGGCTTTAAAACCAAAGCCGCCGCACAAGCGTGGGTCGCCCAAAACTTCCAAGAAATAGAAAACGGGAAACTCCACCCCACCACAACGGCGCCCACCATCAGCGAGTTATGGGGCCAGTACAAGCGTCTAGAATTCAAATACCTAGCCCCCACTAGCCAGCAGAGCCTAGAGACGTGCTACCGGGTGCACGTTAAACCACGCTGGGGTGACGCCCCCGCCGATACAATAACCCGGATAGACCTAACAGAGTGGGTCCATACACTGGCCAGCAAGCGATCAGCTAGCCTAGTTCAGCGGGCCGTCAGCCTCGTGCATAAGCTTTTAAACTACGCAAAAGAGGGCGGGCATATCGACGTTAACCACGCCGCCCGCTTACCGCTGCCGCCCAAACGCGCCAAAGAGGCAACGCCGCTAACGGGGGGACAGCTCATACGGCTAGCAAATAATGCGGGCCGTTATCGATCCCTGGTCCTTTTCATGGGGACCACGGGGGCGCGCCTAGGTGAATGCGCCGCCCTTACCCCGTCAGATGTAGACGAAAAACGCGCGCGGGCAACCATCTCTAAAAGCATCAGCTACATAGGCGCTAAACCTGTCTTAGGGACCACGAAAACGGGGAGGGTTAGGCGCGTAGCGATCCCCGCCCCCACCCTAGCCGCCGTCCTAGAGGCTATAGGGGATAAGGGGCGCAACGAGCTTATCTGGGAGCGTCCACAGGGCGGGCCAGTGACAAACCCCGGTAAGCGGGGCTGGTGGTCTAGAGCGATTAAGGAGTCTCAGGAACAAGACCCCACATTCCCGCGAATTAGTATGCACGATCTTAGGCACACCGCCGCGTCCCTTATGATCCAGGCAGGGTGTAGCGTCTTAGTTGTTCAGCGTCAGCTAGGGCACTCATCCGCCAAAATGACGTTAGATGTTTACAGCCACCTGTTCGACAGTGATCTAGACGCGGTGGCTGATCTTTTGAGCTAGTGGCGTTTTCTACGTGGTCCACAGGTGGTCCACAGGGTGGGGGTTTTTAGCGTTTATGCTGGTAGGCGGCTCGACTATTATAGTCGATTCCTCTCTGGGGCACTTTTTTATAGCGTCCCCTAACCTATGTTTATGCAGGTTGGGGGCTTTTTTGACAAATATGCCCCATGTATGCATGTAGGTTTTCGTTGGTTTGTGATAGGTGTAAGTGGTCCGCAGGTGGTCCACGGGGGTTTTGAAACTTAGTTTGCAGAGTGTGGCGAAAGTGTGATTATAAACACTCGCAAAGTAGCTAAGTTAACTTGCATAGTTAAGCACGCTTAGCTATGATAGGAGTGTCACCACAGAGAGGAGGAAAAAATGAAAGAGCTGGCAGAACTGCTAGACAGCCCCCAGGGGTGGCTAGTAGCGCTAGGGATCTTCCTAAAGGGTGTAGCCACCATCCTTAAGGAAATCCGCAAAGCACGGCCAGAGCGGCTAAAGAAACGCCGCAAGAAATAACCCCCAGGGGCCAGGGGCCGAAAGGTCCCGCCCCCTAGCGGGGGCTAACATCAATACTAACCACCGACACCTAAGGAGTTCGCCATGGGTTTTATTAGACGCCATCCCGAACTAGTCACCACACTAGCGCTATGCTTCCTATTCCAGCCGCCCCTGTGGGTATGGGCACCTGGCCTAATCGCCATCCCAATAGCCCTCTACAACGAAATGAGGCGCGCTGACTAATGCCCACACTCAGCACCATTACGGACCTGCACAACAAACTAGAGCAGCTAGAGCAACAGGCCCACAAGGTCCGCATAGCCCGCGATAGCGCCATCTGTGAAGCCGTAAGCGCCCAAACAGCATCCCAGTACCGCATAGCGAAAACACTAGGGATATCCACTGCCGCTATCAACTTGATAGTCAAAAAGCACAGGGCCGACAAGCCGTAGGCCATATAACCGTGTGAGATAAAACACTGTCACCATAGGTTGCAATTGTGCAACCGCCGCGTTACAATCATGATGTAAGCAAAAAACAAAACAAGAAAGGAACCCCCACAATGAACACCATCGAATACACCCCCGGCCAATTTCACCGCGTCAACTTTCGCAACCTCGTTGCCGACAAAAAGACTGCAAACTTCACCTGCGACGCCATCAGGCGCGGCCAATTCACCCACCGGGTCAGCTACCAAAACGGCACGGTCTACATCAAAGATCTAACCACAGGGGACCGCGTGGCAACCTACACCTGGGACAGCTACATCCCCAGCCGCGACGAAATCCTGGGAATCGCAGACATCCTAATCGCAAAAGACCTAGGCCTCGAGTAATGCTTCAAGAGCTAACCGACGCCGCGTCCAGGGTGGCCAGTATCGCACAACAGCAACACGCCGCCGCCCAGGAACGCGACCGGCTTATTAAAAACGCGGTAGATAACGGAATACCCGTCACCCGCATAGCAAAAGCCACAGGACTAAGCCGGAACCACATTTATCGAATCATCAACAGCGCCCAGGCATAAAAAAATAGGCCACGTACCACCCCATCCCCATACAGGGGTTAAGGGCGGCACGTGGCCTTACTCACACATTTAGGGCTGTTCCCTAATCCCACCGCCCCCACTTTTAGGGGGGTGGCGCGTCTTATCATCGAGCAATCCCAGAGCCTCCAAGACAGGCGCGGGCGCTGGTGGCGGGCCAGGCGGACGGGGCCACGCCTCCAACAATGCCACCGCGTATAGGCGGACATGATCGTCGACCACACGGGCGGCGCGTAGCTCGTGCACCTCCGCCATTAGGCGGCTCAATTCAGCCTCCAGCGACTCTACACGCTGGCTTAACGCCTCCGCATATCCCGAATATTGCTGCCAGGCCACAGCGTCTTTAGACTGTTTAGCCTTTGCCAGCTCTGCACTAAACACGTAACGCGCGCCTACGATACTAGCCAGGGCTGCGAGAAGTGCCACAATCACAGAACCCACGTCTAGGGCTTCTGCTAAAAGCATCCCGTCACCCCCTGGTTAATCTTCGTAGCGGCCTTCCGAGAATTGTCCCCCGCCGCATGAGTGATTAGAGTCGATGAACTCGGAGCGTGCCGCGTTCAGCTGGGCCGCTTGTGATTGGGTCCACCCGTTAGGCGTGTTTTTCACACCTACAACGGTCAAAAGGAACCCCACAATTAGGAGGGCGGTCTGTACTCGCGCATCAGCCGCGAACGCCTGGGAACCCGCCCACGCCGCCACAGTCGCAAGAAAACCCGCCGCCGTAGTCACCGTATTCGAGTATTCCTTCCACCAGGGCTGGGCCGTCAGCTGGCTATTAAGCCAGCCCGCTGCGAAATCCACTGCAAGATTAGAATTCCTAGCCATTACGCCCCCACCTTCTTAGCGATAGCATCCAGGGTGGCCTTCATCACTTCCACCTCTTTACGCAGCGCCGCCGTATCCGTCTTAGCGAGATACGCGTGGGCGTCTGCATTCAGCAGCATGTCGAGCGGGGTCATATCCACAGTACTACCCGTCACGCGGCTTCGGTAGCGCCGCTTAATGTTATCAAACTCCATAGTATTCTCCTTATCTATAGCCCCCACAGCCGGGGCAGTATTTACACCACTAGGCGGGTTAGCCAACTCATAGGCCACCCTCTGCCTAAACGCCGCCATATCGAACGACGGATCCCACTTTCCTTGTGCCGCGCCCGCCCATTCCTTATGTCCAATAATGCGGTCAACGTTCCATCCAAGGAACCAGCAGAGGGCCGCACAGATACGTGCATACGCCTTCATCTGTGCCTCCGGCCACGGGCTAGAGCCACTGCTAACCGCTTCGATACCTATGGTGTACTGGTTAGCGCCGTTAGGTGGGTAGCCGTAGCCAGACCCCGCGCCCGCGTGCCACGCGATGCCCACACCGCATAGGGTTGCAACCCCATCCCGATCTAGGTGAATCTGTGCACAAAGCCCCAAAGACGGGTGCTGGGCAATGAACCACGGGCCGGTATTATCCGAGCCTGTGTGGTGGCACACCGCGCCCTTAATGGGGCCGAAATCACCATGCCCCCTATCTTTATAGCCGTCTAATTCCTTGACCTGAACGCCCCAAAATTCCAGTAGTTCTTTTAGGAACGTGGGGTCCCCGCGCCAATTATGATTAGGCTTCATAGCCTCCCCTTTCTTTTATCCTTTGATCCACGTAATAGAAACGCCCGGCTGAACTGTGCCCGCGTTCGCGTGGAAAGTCTCCAAAAGTATCTCTCGCTGGTTACGTGCTCTAATGTTTATCGCTGATTTTCCCTCTTCACGATGTGGGGCCGCGAATGCGTATAAATCTTGTTCGGTAGGCTCAAACCCAGCGGGAATTGCCTCAGAACTGGTGCCTGTTCTGCTATCGTCGATAGAATTAGGGGTCGCAGAATAGATGAGAGTCGCAACAACCACGCTACCGACCTTTGCGAAACGCCACTTTCCTACCTGCTTAACAACAGGCGCGTTAGCTGCGGCCACATCATCCACATATTTTTTCGACGCCGCGTGGTCTTTATCCGTAGGTGTCTCTTTGACCTTCAACTGCCCGTCAGGCAAGCGACATGCCGTCGATAGGCCCACTGGTAAAAACATAGGAGGCTTAATGTTCCCCGGCCAATCCGAATGCTCAACCATCCTATGCGGCCTAGGCGGGCGGGCGTCAGTAAAACGCGGGTCCGTTTTATCCGCCTTCGAATCCAGCACCCCCTCAGCCGCCTTTTTAAACTTTTCCGCATCCTCAGCCGCTTTAACAGCTTTAACGACCTCGGCGCCCACCTGGGATAAATCCGCCTGAACCTGCTTCCTCAGCGCGCCCACAGCATCCGACAGGGCGCCGTCTACCTTAGCGTTAGCCTTCGATGCAGCCTCTTCTGCTTTCCGCTGGGCCGTGATAGTAGCGCGTTCACTATCCGCCGCCCTGTCCGCCGCCTTTTCTACAGCCGTTTGCACAGATGGGGAGTATTTAAATTTGGACTCAATAAGCGCCCGCAAAGTCACAGTGCCACTACCATCCGGCACAACCACCTCGACAGGCTCACCGCCTAAATAGTTAGCACAGTGAAACTCAACCACCATAGGGCCAGGCTCCACGTTTTCCACACGCGCCTGCCCGTCAATCAAATGCACCACACGCGCAGCCGTGGACACAACACCACCCGCCCGGTCGGCGCTACCACGCACACGCGGCGCATACAAAGCCACCGAATCATCCGGGTGAGTCTTACCCACAACATTAGTAACATCAATGACCAAAGTCTTAGCCATTTAAAACTATTCCCCCGTCCCTAGGAAATCTGAATCTTCTGTTTTACCAGAAACCCCGCCATTAGTGAACTGGGTTACCTGCTGAGCCGTTAGACGCGAATACATAGGGTTGCCGCGAATCTCCCGCCCCGCCTGAACCTGCCAAACTTTAACCTTCACCACATAATTAGGCGCGGGCGTAACCACCGACATAATACCCACAGACGAACCAGCATGCGTCGTATGCAATGAGAATTGGCATTTTGAAAACACCTTATTGTCCGGCGTTAAAACAACTAACTCCCAGCGGGTGTCTTGAAATCCGATAACGACCCACGATGGAGAGACCAGCGCCCGAATATCCCACAAGCCTTCCTTTTTCAGCCGCAAACCACCGTCGAAAACTTCCACATTACGCGCCGGGCCAATCTGCTTATTAAAATCCATCCACCCGACGCCTAGGTGGGCGTGATCCATGAACGCAGTGCAATAGTTCATAGGGCTAGATAACAAATCCACGCGATTAATTAAATCCAGCTGGGCGTCCCTGAACTGCTCAGGCAGAAAACCCCACGCTTTAGCCAGCCCCTCAATCCCCTGCGTAATGGCGTCCGTCATCATTTTCACAGGCATAAGAACGACATCCCACAGGTTAGTACCCAATTTTTCAAAAAATTTACGGGCATTACCCGCCACATCGCCCACAGGATCAGCGCCCGGGGCCGGGGCCACACGCCCCGACAAATCAACTCCCACTATTCACCACCCCTATCTAAGCTATTAGCGCGTTCCATCACGTCCACAGCCTCCAACGCCGCGCGCAATTCCTCCCGCTCTTCCACCGTCATAGCCCCAATATCCACAGACGGGGCCGTGACACGCACACTGGCGCGCCCCTGATCGGCTGGAATCCACGCCCCGGCCTCCCACGGGCCACCCATGCCGCCCAAGCCGTCGTACTTAACCAGCGGGTCACCATCAGACCCCGGGGCGCCACACTTCAACGAGTCGAACACATGCGCCGCTAATTTTTCACACGACTCAAGATCGAAACGAAAACCCGCCGCGTTGAAAAAAACCCACGCCAAAGGGTGGGAATCATCAGCAACGGGGTACGGGTAAATATCATCCACAGGGCTGCACCTTTCCTTTACATGACAAAAGACTTCACGCGGCTAACCGCGTTACTAATAGACTTAAGAGAACGCGCATAACCCCGCGCCCACGACTCACGCGCCCTAGGATCACCCAGGGTTAGCTCCTCACGCCACCCGCTGGACACAGACCACGATAATTTAGCCTCTGCAACATAAGTAGCGAACAAGGCGCCCCTATGGACTAGCCCCTGTTGATCCCCCGCCCGGTAATCGCGCCCCCACTTATAAATCGTTTGGGCGCTAGTAGTAAATCCTACGGACATCATGCCCGCGCCCTGTTGGAGCATCTGGAACGCCTGCTGCCACGCTGATAGCGTCCACCCATCGCCGGAACCTACCGACGTCCTATAACGATATGGCCCCTGGGCCTCCATTCGGACAGAGTCGCTAAATTCTTGCCAGGCGAAAAGCTTATCCTGAAACGATGAGGCGGCGGCTTCACCAAAGAATTCACCCGCCGCCCCAATGAGGATAGAAAATTGAGGGAACGCAGCGGCCAGGCCACCGGCTAACCCATGAAACGCGGCTTTCGTACCCGCGCTAATAGCCTTATTCAAGACTTCCGGGGAACGCCCGCCCACAATTACGTGGGCGTCTTCCGATTTAACCACAGTGAAATCGGACGTCATAGCCCCCATATCCTCGGGGCGCCACACCACCCACGGGTACACCCCCGCAGCTGTTGCTTTCGTATCCCCCAAACCACGGCGGGGCGCGTTATTAGACCTGTCAAAACTACGGACTAGGCCGCGTAGAAAATCCAGCCCCCCGCCTGTAGTGGACGTATCAAATTGCCTAGGAACAACGTCCAAGATAATGATAGGGGTAGTTAAGGCCACGGGGAACCCGTCAGGTTGCTTATCCCCCGGTAGCCACAGGTTAGCCGTTAACAGCAAACCCGCCGCGTCGAGCGTCTCAGAAAACAAATCCGCCGCTAAATCCATACGCGCGTCTAACACCGTGTTTTGCGTAGCAGTGGACGCGTGCACGGGGTTAACGATCAACGGCCAGCGGCTAGGGTTAACAAGTGAACGCCACGCGCCCATGTCCCACAGCTTCCACCCAAGCCTTAACTCCGGCTGGAACTCACGCATCAGGTTGACGAAAAGATATTCTTTAACCACGCGCAAAGAATCCCCCGCCCGGTAGTCACGGTACTTTAATTGTGCCACCAAAGGTGCCCCAGGGGTAGGATAACAAGCTATTTTCTCCACATGACGGTAAAGAGTCTTAGCCTCAACTGTTACCGTCCCGTGGCCGCCCTGCCCCCGGG